TACAGGCACTTTTGTAAAGGAGGAGGGGTTCGTAGACCATCCCACGATAGAAGGCTTTGGATGCTCTCCTGATGGCATTGTAGGGGAAGGTCTTATTGAGATTAAATGTCCGAATACAGCCAACCATATCGAGACAGTCTTGGAGAACAAAGCTCCAAGTAAATATATCCCACAGATGCAATGTCAGATGGCTTGTACAGGCGCGAAATGGTGCGACTTTGTATCATTCGATCCTAGAGTGCCAGAGGACTTGCAGTTGTTTGTAGTACGAGTCGAGAGGGATCAGGAGTATATCGACTCGATGGAAGTAGAAGTAAAGCAGTTTTTAAGCGAGGTCTTAGACCTATTTAACCAACTAAAAGCGAGGCAGAAATGACCTATGAGATGAAAGATGGCAGCTTTAGTCTATTTAAGAACGACAAAAAGCTCACAGAGAAACACCCTGATTACAAGGGGTCTATTAAGATTAACGGAGTAGAGCATTGGTTTGATGCTTGGCTAAAGGAAGGCAAAAAGGGCAAGTTCTTATCGGGTCGTATTGGTGATCCGAAACAGAAAGGCTTTACTCCCAAGGGCGATGATGAGATGCCTAAGAGTAGTGGTATTGAAGATGACATTCCCTTTTAGGAGAAAGACATGAAAAAGATTGCTATAGGATTGGTAACATATATGTTACTAGGAAGTGCGTATGCTTGTCAGACACAGACACTAATTGTCGGTGGTAAGCTACAAGTCTGCACTATTTGTGGAACAGTAGTTAGTTGTATGTAATCCCCGATGAGATCGGCATTAGTGGCGCAATGCCACACCCTTTCAAGGAGTGCCACCCCCCTTCCGATCAGGGTGGCTTTATGACCTTCCAAAACGACCTACAGAGGGGTTTGGAGATAGAAGAAAGGGTCTTAGCTATCCTACGAAAGAAATACCCTTGTGCGACCCTTGTAAACGCTTTTAAGGGGTACGATATATGGATACCAGAGATCGATAAAGCTGTAGAGGTAAAGTTTGACCCGATGAGCCAACGCACAGGCAATATCGTTGTAGAGATAGAGATGTATGGGAAAGACTCAGGACTAATGGCTACCCAAGCTGATTACTGGGTTTTCTACGATGGGCAGATGTTTGTCATCATGCCGGTCAAGCACATATTTAAGTGCATATTCCTGAGTAAACTACAGTATGTAGAGTTTATAGGTGAGGGGGATAGTCAGATTAAAAAGGCTTTCTTAGTAGATAAGAACACCCTGTTTAAGTACGGCAAAATATTATGAGAGGTATAAGGCTCTTTCGTCTTTGCGTCTAGTAGTCAGTCCTTTTAACTCCTTACCGCCTGCCTTGTTCCATTTTAAGAACTCCTCGGCAGCACCCTCAAACTCACCCCTATTGTGTTTCATCCGAAGGGTAGAATTTTGGAGATTACCGAGTCCAACATTGAAGGCGAAAGACACAAGTGCGCCAAACCGACCAGCAGTAAGCCCACTAGGACATAATCGTTGTACTCCGCTTTCAAACCGCGCCAAATCTTTAGTAAGAATTTCATCTACTTCTCCCATCGTTAAGACTCGATCCCATCCGCTAGGAATGGGCAGAGCCTTTCGTTCTGCTAGTGGTACTCTAGCATGGTTAGGATCTATGACATGACCGACACCAACAGTCCAAAGTAGTGCAGGGCATTGGTAAGGCTTTTGCTTAACACCCTCATGGTGCTTAATCATCTCAATAACTTTATGGTCAATCATTTCTTAGCAAAGGCTTGCGTACCGAACCAGAAGGCAATAATAGAGGCTAGGATCTGCATCTCGTCTGCATCAAACACCAAAGGGATAGCCTCGGCAAATGCTGCACCGCTAGACCATGCCCACCAGATAGAGGCAATGTCTACAATGATTAGGAGTAAAACGAATAGGTAGGTAACTACAGGGCGAACCGAAGCTCGTAGGTTAATGATCCATTGGCTTGCACCCTTACCGATTTCTATATCGTGTTGGTACATGGCTGTTCGTTCTTGTGCTTGGGTCTGCATTTGGACTTGGTCTGTGCGTATCTCTTCGACTCTAGCCTGTGCTGCGTAGCCTCTTTCTAGCATCTGGAGTTCTCGTTCCGTTTGCATACGAGCAAGCTCTAGTTCGTGAGACTTGTCGGACTTGTCTTGAAAGAAGTCTAAGAGTTTAGGTAGTCCACCCATAAGGAAGGACAAAGCTGTAGAGATGAGTGTAAACATTATTTACCCTTTATGACCCCAAGTAAGATACCAGGCAATGACCGCAGCCAACGCATAGCACATATACATAACTCTACGCACTTCTGCCAAATCTTTTCTAAATTCATTTTCAATTTCTTTCTCCTGTTTTTCAATCTTTGCTTTAATGGTTTCTACTTCTGACCATCTCTTTTGACCATGATGTTTTACAAAGTCTTTCTTGACCTGTTCTTCTTTTAGTCTGATTTCTTCTTGTTTTTGCCATTGCATCATGGCTCGTTTGAAATACTGCTCTTTTAGGACTTCTGCTTCTCTGATCTGCCTTCTGCGTTCTAAGGCTTTTTGTTGTGCTACCGAGGCTGCTTCTTTTTGGACATCCTCGATAGATGATCCGATAGCCTTACCGGCTTCTTTACCTGTCTTTACGCTTTCGCTAAAAGACTTTGCACCCTCCAAAAATCCAAATTGATCGGACATAGTTCATAGGCTTAATTTAATTTCAAAACAAGAGAAAGTAGAATAGCAATAATAAAAGCTGCCGAACCTATTAGGATCTGTTCTAAGCGTTTTAGCCTAGCATTAATACCTGTATAGCGTTCAGCACAGACCGCTTCGTGAGCAGACAAGGCTGCCTCGTTTTTATCTATTGTTGTCATTTCAATTCCATGCTTTCTCTAATCTTAGTTGCATTAATTTATACATTTATTTGAATCCAAGATACTGTAGCCTCATCCCATGAATACTGTTTATCGTCTGATGGATAAGGTACTGGAGAACTCCATAAACAAGTTTCCTCGCTTAATAACCAACTTGGAAATGGTTGTGGTGGAATAAAGGCATCTCGTTGGCTGTCGTATGTGTAGCCAACACCAGCGTAGTTTTTACGCAATGGTCTGCCTTGAGGATGTTGTCCACCATGTGTATTGTAGGAAGTTTGTACCCACCCATTGCCAAATAAACCACTATCTATGACATCTTGTTCAGCCACAATCACTTGGGTTACTAATCCGTTTTCTACTTTTGCAAAATGACTCATGTTGTGCCTCAGTATGTAATTGAACCAGACGAGTTAAATGTATAAATTGTATTCCCGCCTGATGTAGTAACTGTTGGTGAGCCTGTAGTAGAAGCTGCTGCTACAGTTGCAGAAATAATAACTACACCTGAACCACCATTGCTACCTGAACTTGCTGATGATCCAGCACCGCCACCGCCGCTACCTGTGTTTGCGCTTCCTGCCGTATCCCCGCTTCCTCCAGTACCACCAGTACCGCCTCCGCCTGAACCACCAGAACCGCCACCACCACTAGGATCAGGAGCGCAACCCCCACCACCACCACCTGCTCTAGTTACAGATGAGCCAGTAATACTCGATGCAACGCCAGCACCGCCATTTCCTCCATTGCCTCCCGTTACACCATTTCCACCCACCGCAGACGCACCACCACCACCGCCTGCAGGGAAACTTGTTGTTTGACCGCCGCCAGCACCACCAGCATAACCTTGGTTTGCAGTACCAGCACCTCCCGAACCGCCAGACCATCTTCCACCACCGCCTGAACCTCCGCTAGAACCATTTATCGTAGGAGTAGTGTTATTTGCGCCTTTACCACCGCCAGTAGAAGTAATTGTAGTAATTCCAGTTCCACTTAAAACAGAATCTGACCCGTTTGCTCCAGTAGAACTACCTGTGCCTCCAGCACCAACAGTTACTGTGTAAGTAGTGCCTGTCAAAAGAGTTAATGACGCTTCTGCGCTACCACCTCCACCAGATGATTCACCTGTAACTGAACAACGATAACCGCCAGCACCACCACCACCATAGTCAGCCCCCGAACCACCACCAGCAATAACAAGGAAGTCTGCAGTAATGGTTGCAGGTGCAAAAGACCTTTGGTTCATAAATACTGCTTGTAGTGAGCCAGCCATATTATGTCAATCCCGATCCAGAAATAAGCCAATTGGTTGAAGTAATTTTAATGGCTGTTGCTGATCCATACTGAGCCAAACTGCGTGATCCTGTCGTACCAGCAGCACTTAAATTCATAGTATCAGTCGTAATAGCAATCGTTACAACTTCAGTTGTCATATTTATAAATGTAATTGCTGTGCCAATTGGATAAGCAACAGACGAATTTGCTGGAATAGTAAATGTCCTAGCATTGGCATCTGACGATGGATGAAGAATAACCTTACCCGAATCTGCAAGCACTAATGTATATGCAGCAGATTGAGAGTTAACAGGAACATTTCTAAACCCTACAGCATCTGTGCCATCTACAGTACAACTGCTTAGAGTACCGCTTGATGGTGTTCCTAATGCACCACTAGGTGCTACATAGTCAGTACCAGCAGTCGCTGCCGTAAATGCAGATGTGCCGTTACCTTTTAAAACTCCAGTAAGGGTAGATGCTCCTGTGCCACCATCTGCTACTGCTAAATCTGTAATTCCTGTAATAGAACCACCTGTAATTGTTGCACTAGAGCTAGAAAAAGTAACACCAGTAATAGACCCACCTGTAATCTTGGCAGCAGTCATGGTATATGTGCCATCTCGAATACCATCTCCTACATCTCGGATCTGCGCCATCATATCGCGCATAGTATCGTTTACTGCTGATGGCAACATTCCCTCTGGCGCACCATCTGGAGGTGCTGCTGTGTTATTAGCAGGGGTTAGAGAATATTTTGTGTATGCCATGATTTTCCTTAATTACTCTGTTATTCCAAATGCAGCACCATAACCAAGGTTAAGTGCTTTCCGTTGTAATTCTTTACTAATTGGTTCTATGTTTGTTGTAGATGCTTTAGACATCAATCGTGCTGCTAACTTGGGGTCTAACATAGAATCAACAAGTAATTCTCTGATTTGATCATCTGTACCATTGTAGAGCCAATTAAGAGGTGCTACCACCTTGTTTGCTGCTGCCGGTACTTCTCCGAACATCTGTTTTCCGATGATTCCACCGATAACATTGGCTGTAGAAAGATTTTTAAATGTATCTGATCCTGGCACTCTGCCTGATTTGTTTAGAACACCAGAATCTAAGTCTCTACCAACTCGTTCTAGTATCTTTACTTGCATTTGAGACATATCTGTCTCTTTTGCTGCTGCTCGGATAGCTCTAACAAAGTTAGGTTGAGAAATCATAAACTGACCTACATTAATAGGATCAGGAATTGTAGAAAGAACCTTACCTCTAAAACCTTGTGCTGCTTCTACTTTCTCAATGTTTTTGGTTCTTTGAGAATATACTTTTAGATAGTCTTTGTAGCCAGGTGCAGCAGAATCAATTACATCGTCTACAGAAGAAATAACTTTGTTTAATTCATTTTTTGCTGCTTTGAATGCATTTGCACTAGCACCACCTCGATCTACTCTATCTAGCAATCCTTGTTCTGCTGCTCTTAAATCTTTACGAATTTCGTATAATTCAGCAGGATTATTTGCTCTGCGAACCATGTTGCGAGTATCTTCCATAGCAGATATAACTGTATCTCGTTTACCAGCAGGAGTTTTTAATATATTGTTAATTGTGTCATCAACTACTAAAGTAATAGCAGATTGAAATTGCTCTGGTGTTGTTGTAGATGCTGCAAAAGCAGATTCTCTCATTGGCGCAGTAGCAGCTTCTCTATTAGAAATAGCAACATTAATAGCATCTTTGTCTTTAGCAAGTCTATCAATAATAGCCATTCTTGCTTTATTAGCCTCACTAGCCTGTGCAGCAAACTTACCTGTAACATCTAATGCGCGAATAGGAGTTTCTGCTGATATTAAGCCTACATCTCTACTTGCTTGTGCTGTGGTTGGTGTGTATCCAGGCACTTGTGGTTGGAACTCTTGCATACGAGTAATAGCAGTTTCTGGTTGATTTGCTAACTGTCGTAATACATTGCCTGTAATTACTTCTCTGCCTGCCTCTGTAAATGGGCGAACAGTCTCTCTAACTGCTCTGCCTGCTGCTGGAATGGCTGTAGTTGCTGTGCCAGGTGCGACCATACCGCCAAGCATTGCCAAACCTAATTGACCTCCTGCACCAACATCTGCATATTCTCTACCGGCAGCCGATGCACCAGCACCACCTACCGCAGCAGATGTTTGTAGAGGTAAGTTCTCAGTAAAAAACTTTTGTACAGCAGATGGCTGTGTTAAGGCTGTTTTACCGACTTGATATGCTCTCTGAACTAACGCAGCAGGAGCAGCAACACCCGATACAGCAGAAGTAATATCTTGTATTACTTTCTCGCCTCTAGTCTCTGCTTCTGGCAATCCGACTTGTGTCATGCCTCTTTGTAGAACTTGGCTAGGCATCTGCAATCTAGGAATTTCTGTTCCTGTTACTTTGCCTACACCACCTGTAATAAGGTTAATGAGTGTATTAAGAGCATCACCAGCTAATACAGGAAGTCCTGCTGCACCTGTAGTAGCAGCCCTAGCAGTAAGACCTAATTGCCGACCAATATCTCTACCTAATTGATTTTGGTCTTGTCCACCCAAAGACTCAGCAATTAACTTTTGAGCCTGTTCTGGTGTAGTTCCTTCTGGAACTTCAAATCGACCTATTCTGCCATCAGGCATTTCATATCGAGCTATTGGCATTATTCAAATCCTAAAAATTTAACACCTCTTGCAGATGGGATACCTAAATCTTTTGATTTTGGAACTTTATTAACTTTTTCGTAAAAGTCTTTAGGCAATACTGCACCAAGTTTTGCATCGTACTCTTGAACTGCTGTAAGGTTAAACTCGTTCTTTTTGTACAAATTTCTAGAAAAATCAGCAATTTTCTCTGCTCTTTCAGCAAACCTATTATTAGCATCAGCCATCAATGCTCGACCAGACTCTGAGTTAGCAAGGCTTGGAACTGCATTAATATAGGCTTCAAATTCTATATTAGATGTTGCACCAGATCCAGGAGGTCTAACTTTAACTGCTGTCTGAACAACTAAAGATTTAGCCAAATCGTTTGCTGTTACTGTATCTGTATTTAATCCTAAAGTTTTTGCAGTATCGGCTGTTAATTGAACTAACTTACCACCGCCTTTACCTTTTAACAGTTCATTAATCTGTGTTGCAGATGTAGCAAACTGTCTTGCTGATACAGCTTGGTTTGTAAGGTTTTCTACTACACCTTTATCAATTTCTGCCAAATTCTTTTCTGTTGGCATAACTTGAACTAATGGCTTTTTACCGATTTCCTCAAACTGCTGGAATGACATATTCTCAGGAATTAATTTCATCTGCTTTGCAGTAACAAACTCATCAATTTTTCCTGGCAACTTTGTCTGTTTTGTAGTTAATTCTGCATACTTAGCAGGGTCAATTTGAGCCAAATATTGAAGTGCTGCTGTGTTTGCTAGTGTTGGATCTACAGTTCTTGGAAGATTTGCTCGTAGTGCTGAAACAGTTTCAGGAACTGCCATATCCCCACCAAACTCAGGGCGAGAAAGCATCTCTAATTGTGAGCCTTGTCCTGTAGCCATTGGAATGGCTTGTGGAGTTTCTGCTGCTTTTAGCATCTTTTGATATTGTTCTTGGGCTTGTTGTTTACGCTTGTACTCTCCCAACTGCATCCCTGTAACCATTTGCTTTAGCGTTCTGTCAAACGATTGGTTATAGCCTTCCATACCTGCGCCTAATGCGCTACCAAATAACTGTCCTGTGCTGATAGGCTCTCTTGTTCTGCCAGATTGTGCTAACAAAGCAATAGCAGAATTTAACAAGGCTTGTTGTCCTGCGTTGGACTGTAATCGTTGTTGTTCGGCAGAACTAATTAACTGAGAGTAGTCTGGTTGCTGACCGAATAAAGCTGATAGATCAATTGCCATAATTTATCCTAATAAAGAATTTGGATTTCTTGCTCTTTGTAGAGCTAGTAAATTGTATAAACCTGAGTAATCAACATTGCCCTGTGGCATCTGTGTTCTACCACCCATCTGCATTTGTGGCATTTGTTGTTGTGGTTGTTGTCTACCACCTAATAAGCCACTTGCTGCTCTTAATCCTTGTAGAGCTTGTCCGGCACTTATTCCTTTAGATGCTGCACCTAAAGCATTAGATGTAAGACCTGTTCCTGCTAGTTCTGCTGTTGTGTATGCTTGCGATAAATTTTGTGCAATAGCTGCTTCGCTTAATCCTTGGGCTGCTAGATTGGCTGCATCTGCCGCAACAAAAGAATCTACACCTGATGCTGTTAGGTTTTGAGCAATTGTTGCTGAATCAAAACCACTAGCTGCTAAGTTAGAGGCATCTGCTGCAAGCGTATATGGAATTGCTTGTGTTGCTGCTTGTTCTACTGCTGCAGCAGTTGCTGCTTCTGATAAAAGCGTAGCACCTACTGTATCTGCTACAGCAGCTTCTCCTGCAAGAGTAGCAAGACCTGTTTCTGTTGCGCCAGTAAATGCTAATTCTGGTGCTGTCATAGCAAGAACTTCTGGTGCTAAAAATGGTACTGCTGCTGCACCTACTGTTACCCATCCACCAGGTATTTCTCTGCCTACAAACTTATCTACTTCTGCCAATGCACTACCAGTTCCTTGAACTAAATCTTCTGCACCGCCTAGGATGCCACCGCCACCGCCTGATGTACCTAATACATCAGAAATAGGGTCTGTAATAGCTTCTACAGGGTTAGAACCGCACATAATTAATCCTTTAAGTGTTTGACTGTATTAAAGCCAACAGTTTTATAACCTAGTCTTTCATAAAACTGTCTGGTTTTATCCATTTCTACTGCTGTTGTCTGTCCTAAATATAATTCATCTACATTCATTTCATTAGCCCATGTTTCTAGTGATTTTACTAGTTTAAGTGCTGCTCTACTACCTCGATACTCAGGCAATACAAAGAACCCTAGATCGCTTGCTTTTTTGCGATTGCTAAAAAAATACTCGTGTGCAAATCCTGATATAAACCCAACAATTCTGTTGTGTTCTATTGCGATAAAGCCTACTGCATTAGGGTTCTTAAATAACTGTAGAATCTTGTGCTTCTCAGGTGTTGCGTAAGAAAACTCTGCCTCGGCTACCATTTTGGTAACCAGTTCAAAAAACTCCTCTAAACGATGTAGGGTTAGTTTTTCTACTATCAGAAGTAACCGCCTCCTAATAATCCACCTGCTACTGCACCGCCTAATCCACCATAAGTACCACCGATAGAAGGGAACGCTTGACCTAGTGCGTAACCGCCTAGACCGCCTGCTATTGCACCGCCAAGAACACCTGCACCACGATTCTGATAGGTAGGCGCAGTAGTTGTTTGTGTTCCATAGCTTCCTAATGGAGTGCCATATACCGATGATAGATACCCTTGGAGTTGCTGATAGGGTAACTGTTGTCCAAACTGATAACGAGCCAATTGCTCTTGTAGAGGTTGTGCAGCGATAGCCTCTTGTTGCGCGCCCACTTGAGCCAATGTCTGCGATGGGAGGAACTGTTGACCATAAAACTGTGGTGCTAGACCAGCTAACTGAGCTTGTTGCAATTGAGCCTGTTGTTGCAGTCCTCGTTCTTGTTGATACTGTGTGCCTGCGATATTGGATGTAATATCCCCTAGAGACCGCCCATAAGCCTCTGTAGCAGTTCCTAATGCTCTTTCCATAGCACCGCTACCCAAACGACCAGAACGGCTGTAAAGGCTCGATATGCCTGGCAATACGGATTGGCTAAATTGTTGGGTTAGTGGGCGAGTAGCTGCCTCCATCATCGCTTGTTGATAGGGATTTGCATTTAAGAATCCACCGGCAGCAGTCTGTCCGACTTGACCTAAAGATGTTTGATAAGCCTGTTGAGCCTGTTGTAGAACAGGAGACTGTTGGCGAGCAATAGCTTCCTGTTGGGCAATCGACTCAGTAGTCGCAGCCGATGGGCTTACATAGGTCTGACCAGGAAAGAACTCAGGTTGTTGTCCTGTCAAAAATAGACTCTGCGCCCTTTCTAGACCTTGGGTAAGGAAAGGTAGTAACGCTGGATCAATTTGCGAGCTTGTAGTAGTTGTTGCCATAGTTTTATCCTACGATGATGTATTTATAAGTCATGCCTGATACTGTGTTAGCTGGATGGCTAATAGTGGCACTTCCGTTGGTTACTGCTGATATATAAGGCATTGTAAAAAGATTACTGGTATAGCCATTCGATGAAAGATAACTCATTGTGGCTATGATGCTAGGTGTTGCTGGTCTAGTAGGTGAAGTATCTGTACCAAAATGCTCAATCGTTACACCAATATCAGATGGTCTCCAAGCTAACTCTACATAATCGTTTTTCTCTAAACCAATAAAGAAGTTTAATGAGCCAATCATATGACTTGGAATGCCTGCACTTTTTCTTTGTGAGATACCAAATTTACTGTTTGATGCTGCTACATTAGTACCATTTTTTCTAAACCATACATCTACAAACTCAGGATCATTAACTGTGCTTTTAAACTGCACACTAAACTGAATGTTGTAGAGTCCAGAGTAACCTGCTGTTAGTTTCGTACTAGTTACTAGACTTGCACCTAAAGCATAGTCTGTAGTGCTAAACGACATAATATTGGCTGCTGTAGTTGTTGTCGCAGCTTGGTCTGTATCGTCTTGTACAGCTAAATAAGGGTAATACGATGTAGCTGATACATCGTCTGTAGCCATCAACAGAATGACAGAATCTACACCAATACGAGCATCTGTAATTGTTGTAGTAGATGCACCGCCTGTCGCTAGAGTTACCGACCCTGTATTGTTAGTCTTGCCATTCATAATCCCATTGACTACCTCGGCTACTCCACGAGGATCGCTACCAAATGGGGGTAATGCTCTAAACATTATCTAGTTCCTAGAGGGCTTAAATCGATGTCCATTCCGACTGCGGATGTCCAACTACCTGTAGGGGTTAATTGTAGACGATGATAGCGACCAACACCACGCACAGACACTCTATTTTCGGCATCTGCTGCTGTTTGTGATCCAAATACTGTGGACTCTGTTAAAAGCCTACGAGATAGCAATGCAACGCTTCCAGATCCATCATCTACGATAGGTTTAACCATTGTGATAGAGGAAGTAGATCCTGGCACTTCTATATCCCCTGTTTCTAGGTACGCTGTAGCGTTAGCACCAGAGAATGTAACAATTTTTGCACCATCTACACCGGCTAATTGTAATTTTCCACCAAGCCAAACTCGGCTATCAAAGGTAGTAAGGATTGTTTCTAATGTTCCATAGACATCTAACCCTTCTAATGTAACCGCAGGGGTTGATGTAGATGCAATTCTGTCTACAGTAGTTGTTCCGCTAGTCCAACGCTGAGTCTGATAGTTGTAGATTAACAAGCTATCCGCAGTTGCAGAACTATTAGAGGCATATGCCCAAATAATTAACTTCTTTGTTGGATCTACTGCTGCCGACATAAGGTACAAAATACCTTCATCTACATTGTCAAAAAAGAATCGGTTTACTTTTTCGTTACCAATCGGCACTACATTTTGACCATCGCAGGCATAGAATCCATCGTCTCCCAGAAAGAACGATGTGCCACCATACTGAATAATAGAGTTTGCCTCGTAGCATCCTAAATTACGACTAATGTTGTCGAACTGGAATACAAGAGGACTACCAACATAAGACATCCGATGAATAGAACGATCCATAAAGACTAGACCATATTCACCACCTGTAACACCGACTACAGAGCCACCATCAGGAATATCTTGAAAATCTGCTTGGGTCGTAGCGGAAGCTGTCCAACTAGACTCATCTCCCAATGCTGACCATTGAACCCTGTTTGGATAACTAGACTGATAGCCTGATACTACAAAGTCTCGGACTACAGTTACATATCGCGCCTCTGGTGCATCTGCTGCTAGGTTTGCAAACAAAGAAGAACTATTTAAATTAAATCCCTGTAATCTATCGAATCCGTTAGCTGCAACAATGACATTACCAAATTGCGTAAACTTCCATCGTTGATCTGTAGGTGTCGTATAGTTGCCAGATTTTGACACATTGTCTAAAGACAAATCCGCAGAATCTAACTTAAATAACTTTGTAGAACCACCAGCAAATACTAATGTAGCACCTACAGTTGTTTTTCCTGCAACTACATTGTTTAGGTTCTCAGATGCGGATGCCGAGTAATTTACTACTGTAGGCAATGCACCATAGCCTACTGCCTTAGAGTAAACATTCTCTGCTCTCCTGAGACCATTAGTAATGCCTGGCTGATCTGGTGTCCATTCTCCGAATGTTATTCTGCTGATTGCCATTAATTATTTACCCATGAATTATTACTACCAGAACTTGTAGTCCAAGTAGTCGATGTTGGTGTTGTTCCTGTCCAAGGCTCTGAGCCTACCGATGATACTGTCCAAACTGTCGTACTAGGTGCTATACCTGTCCAAGCCTCTGTTCCTGCTGTCTCGCCTGTCCAATTATCGCCTAATATTCTGCCTAGGCAACTTATTGTAGAAGTGTTAGAAACAGAACCTAAAGCAGAAAATACTGCGTTTGCATAACACGCTATGTTAGCCAATGCGTTAACACTAGCGTTGCCAGAAAAGTCTACATTACCAAGTGTACTAACTGTCGTTACACATAGAATTTGACAGCTTGCTAGTCTTTGTCTAATTACATTTGCTGTTATTGTTGCACTAGCAGATATAGAACCACTAAAGTCTCTTATTCTGATACAACTTGAGTTTACTGAAACTGTACTAGTAATACTAGCATCAGCAAGCCGAAGTCTAATCGCGCTACTAACTACAGAACAAACACCATCTATAGATGCGCTTGCCTCTGTAGGGGTTACATCACCTACACAATATCCTGTATCCCAATATCCATATACGACATATTGGTCTGCAAAAGCCATCAGCAGTCCTCTGCGCCTTCGTAGTCGCTAAAAGTCTTTAGAACCTCGTAGATTGCGGGGATTAAGTCGCCCTTTAAATCTTCCATATTGATGTAATGTGCGTTTTCTTTGACTGTAGCCATGTTGCCATGCCTTGCCGACTCGTCATAATGAATAGCGACTTGGACTTGGATTTGGTCTTTAGTGCCAAAGAAGTTAGTGATTCTAGCGTAGGCTTGTGGGGCTGGTACGCCAAATTGGGTTTGAACTGCGAGCTTTAATGCCATGATTTCTCCTTAGTAAGTCATTTCGGTTGTGCGGATTTGGCAAACTGTACGAATAGTTGTACTAGCTTGTCCTGTAAAGGTAACTCTTAAACCGCCATTGGTCGTATCTGCTGTTACTGCAATAGTCCATGTTGCCGCACCTACATCAGCGTAAGAGGACATTACTGTAACT